ACGAAACATCGCCCGCATGGACTCGGATTTTTACGCAATAGCCAGATTATTCGGGCTAGGCTGGCATAGAACCAAACAAAAGGAAACCAATTGATTTTTGAAACTGTAAAGAAGTGGGTTGATTCGCTAGCCCTTGACATCGAGTCGGCTGTTCACGCCAACCTGTGCTTGGCACTTGCGTTGAAGTATGACGAGAAAGGTGAAACGTCAACCGCAGCTGAACTTCGTCGCACGATCAATGACCTAAAGGCGATGCTGGCTAACTCACCGGCTGAACCGACCGAGTTGGAGAAGTTGCTCACTCGCTAATGCTGTTCCCTGCAAGGTGGACTAAGCCACTAACCACTGATTTCGAGAGCGATGCTGACCGCTTGCTCAAGGTCGTGGCTCTCGCCTATCGGGACATGGACAACCCAGACGGATTACAGCTTGACGAGTGGCAATCTTGGCTTTTGCGCCACCTGCTCGAACGCTATCCTGCTGACTGGCACGACCAGTCGCTCGCTGGACATCTCCGTTACCGAGCCTGCGTAGTTTCTATTCCACGCCAATCGGGTAAGTCGCTTATTGGTGCGTTGCTTGGTTTGTGGGGTGTGGCTATGCGTACCGGTCAAACCCTGTCGCTTGCATCGTCTGCTGAACAGGCTCGAATCATTTACGACCGAGTGCTAGCAACAATTCAGGGGAACCCTACTCTCCTGGCACGTTTCAAAAAAACTACAGAACGCCGTGGAATCATCTCGAGCGATGGCCTTGCTCGCTACGACATCAAGCCTGCGAAAGAATCCGCCTTGCAGGGTATTCGTGTAGACACCGTATTGGCTGACGAGTTGCACCTTTGGAAGAAAGGTATGTGGACTGCTGTGATTCAGGGAACTGCTGCAAGCCCTGACGGAATCATCATCGGTATCACAACCGCTGGTGACGCCACTTCGGAAACCCTATTGGATCTATACAAGCAAGGCGACCGAGCAGTGAACGGTGACCCAGCCCTTGAACGTTTCGGATTCTTTGTTTGGGAAGCACCCGAGGGCTGTGCTGTCGATGCTGAAGCAATCCTTGCGAGCAACCCTGCTGTTGAGTGTGGCCGCATACCTCTAGACCGAGTGCTGGGCGACCTAGCGACTATCCCCGAGCATGAAGCAAGACGTTACCGCCTCAACCAATTCATCTCTGGCACTAGCGAATCATGGTTGCCGGGTGAAGTGTTCCACCGCAATGCTGGCCACGGTATTGACGACATAACGGGGAGCGTTATTAGCGTAGACATGACGAACAAGCTTGACCACGCCACTATTGTTGCCGCTAAGAAACTAGGCGACAAAATCCAAACCGAAGTCGTCGCATCCGTAATCAACCCAACAGACGGCAAACTCTACGACCTGCTGACTACGCTCAGCAAACGATTCAACGCATCAGCAATCGTTATCGACGGTTCACGCATGCCATCGCTCCAGAAACGCCTAAAAGCCAACGGATTCCCACTCTGGCAACTTTGGAGCAAGGAAGTTTCCGCAGCTTGCGCCCTAACATTCGCCCTGTTCCAACAGGACAAAGTGGAGTGGAACTCTAGTGATCAACTGCTAATCGCTCAAATGCCTAGAGGTATCTCACGCTATTCAGGCGAGAATTGGTATCTGTCTAGGCGTGATTCTGCCGGCGACATTGACACCGTTATCGCCACTATCCTGGCAATCTATGTGGCGTCGGTGGATAGACCTGCCGCTGTAGGTATTTTTTAGACACGCCGAAATCAATAACAAAGTCGCTTAGATTATGTAAAGTTACTTTGTGGCAAGTATTTGGCAACGCATTTTTAACCCGACAGAATCTCGGTCTACTTCGTCTACCACGATTCCGCCTCGCTCCACGACTATCGCAAGCCCCGAATCAGCACTCTCGCTAACTGCTGTATGGCGAAGCGTACAGATACTTGCCACCTCAGTTTCAAACCTCGGCTGGCAGACCAAACGATTTGCGACCGGTATGGAAATGGTCGTTGACAACCCTGTGTTCATCAACAATCCATCGCTCCTACAGACCCGCCACCAATTCATTTATGCGACCGTGAGCGAACTCGCTCTAACTGGTAACGCTTTTTGGGTAAAGAACTATGGATCTAACGGCCAAGTAAACGACGTTACCCTGCTACCGTCTGCATCAGTATCGGTGCAGTTGAGCGAAGCAAACAACGTTTTCTCGGCTCGCACTTACTACTACTTGGGTCAGGCATACTCGGCAAGCCAGATTGAACACTTACAGCTGTTCCCGAGAGCAGGCTGGCTCAAGGCTCCAAGCCCTATCAGCATTTGTGGCGACGACATTGTGGCTGCACTAGATCTACGTGATTACCAAGCCAACTGGTTCAGCAGTGCTGCAATCCCTACCGGTGTCCTAAAGACCACACGTGAACTATCGGCAGACGATGCAGACGCTATCACCACCAAGTGGCACGAAAAGCAGGCAACCCGTCAGTTGGCTGTGCTGTCGAACATGGATTACCAGGCGATTCAGTTGAACCCACAAGAAGCCATGTTCACCGAGGTTTCTGCTCAGTCGATTCAGTCAATCGCACGTCTGTTCGGTATCCCTGCCCGTAAGTTGCTTACTGGCGTTGACGGAACCAGCGATACCTACTCGAACCTAACTGACGAGGAATCAGCGTTCTATCGTGAAACCTTGCAGGCATACACTCGCCCAATTCAGGATGCTCTAAGTAACTGCCTGCCACGTGGTTCCCGAGTAGAGCCACTTTGGGAGGACTTGATTCTTTCAAAGACCGCTCGCATCGCTATGTGGAAAGACGCTATCGATGCCGGTATCGTTACCGCAGAATACGCCGCAGCCAAAGAGGGACTAAATGGCTGAGGACGAGGCAATGGAGTGGGCATCGCTCAACGATCGTCAAAAGAAGCAAGCAGAGGACACTGCTGAGATTGCTCTTGAATACGGGATGTTTGACCAGACCGATGGAGCAAACGGTTCGCATTATGCACCAGCAGATGCAAACCCTTTCAAGGAACAAGGCCTTATCTGTGGCAACTGCATTTTTTTTGATGAAGCCACATCTCGTTGCCAGGTAGTTTCTGGTGAGATTGAGGCCGAAGCAATTTGCAAGCTTTGGATTATCCCAGAGAACGTTCTACAAGCAAGAAGTGAACTTATGGAATTAGAAACAAGAACTGCTGAATTTCGCCTAGACAACGCCGAGGAGCGCACCATCACTGGTCTTGCTGTTCCTTACGGTCAAGACGCAAACATCGGTGGAGCATACAACGAGCGTTTCGCTCCGGGTGCTATCGCTGACGTTACCGATGTCAAGTTGTTTTACGGCCACGAAACCCCAATTGGTGTTGTAACTTCAGGTCGTGAAACTGACCACGGTTACGAGATCACTGCAAAGGTCAGCGATACTTCGCTGGGCAACGATGTGCTTACGCTTATGCGTGACGGTGCATTGAACAAGTTTTCGGTGGGATTCGTTCCTGTCGAGCAAACGAGAGATGGAAACACTATCACTCGTACCAAAGTCGCTCTGAAAGAAGTAAGCGTGGTTCCGTTCCCTGCTTACGCCGGAGCGAGTATCACCGAAGTTCGTGAGGAATCCGCCTCTGAACTACCAAACAACAACGAAAGTGAGTCCGAGTTGGAAAACAACATCGAACTAGACGTTGCACAGGTCAAGGATGAAGTTGCTGAGGTTCGCCGCATGGTTGAGTCTGTTGCTCTTGCTCCAAAGGCTCCAGTTGCAACTGAAATCAAATTCCGTTCGCAGGGCGAGTTCGCTCAGGCTCTTGTAAAGGGTGACGCTGAGGCTGCTGAGCTTCTACGCACCTACTCGGCCGGAACCTCTGCTGACACCTACAACCTGCCTGGCTGGGTTGGCTTCATCAACAACCTAATCAACCTAAACCGTCCAACTTGGAACGCATTTAGCAAGGGTGTTCTACCTGCTGCTGGTCTAACTGTTGACTACGCAGAAGTAACCACCAACGGTGCAACTGTTGCTGATCAGGGTGGCGAAAACGCTGCTATTGCTCAGGGCAACATCGTTATCGGTCACAAGTCGGCTGACGTCAAGACCTACGCAGGCCAGACCGTTCTAAGCCGTCAGCTTGTTGAGCGTTCGACCGTTCCGTTCCTAGACACCGCTTTCCAGGCGATGTCGATTGCTTACGCAAACACCACCAACGCCGCAGTTGTATCTGCTCTTGCAGGTCTAACTTGGACTGGCAAGGTTATGGACATGGATGGCGGAACCGCTAAGTCTGTCCTAGAGGGTATCACCGATGGTGCTAAGTACATCAAGACCAACTCGGGTCTAAACCCAGAGTTCATCCTTGCTGGCCCTGCACTATACAAGTACCTTGTAACCCTTGCAGACCAGTCTGGTCGCCCGGTCGTATCGATCAACGGTGACGGACAGAACTCAATCGGTTCGGCTCCTGCTCCACTACAGGCAACCATCTGGGGTCTACCAATCATCGTTGACACCACTCTTGGTGACACCGTTGGTTACATGGCTAACTCGCAGGCTCTAAAGCTTTACGAGTCGGCTGGCGCTCCTGTTCGCCTAGTAGACGACATCTCTGGCCAGGCTAACCTGCAGAACGCTTACTCGGTTTACGGATACGCTGCTATCACCGTTCCGTTTGAGTCGGCAATCGTCAAGCTAGACTTCACCGCCTAGTAATCATGGCTGTTACGGTGGAAGAGTTCCGTTCCTACTTGGGTACGGATGAGGATAGCGACTTTGTTACTGAGTGTTTGACCGCTGGTCACGCTCTAGTTACCAAGTTCATTGGAGATGCAACGGTTCCTACGACCGTTCACGACAACGCTGTTCTTATGGCCTCGAGCGAACTCTTCCACCGTCGCCAGTCGCCTCAAGGTGTCACTCAGTTTGCTGCTATGGACGGAAACCCTGTTCGTGCTGCAAAAGACCCTATGAACGCCGCTAGGGAACTCCTACGCCCATTTGTTGGTTATGGAGTGTAAGTGCCTGTCAACGAGATCACTGCAAGTCGCTTAGAGTATGCACTTGCTCTAACGACTGCTGGAATCAAGGTTTCCGCCTATATTCCTGAACGAGTGGTTCCACCGACTGTCATCATGTCGCCAGGTAGCCCATACCTTGAGCCGGTAACTGTCGGCACTGGTTGGGTTATGAAGTTTGATTTGATGGTTATTGCTGCACCAGCTGTAAACGTCAAAGCAACCGAGATGCTTGAAAAGGCGCTCGAGGCTCTTATCCTGGCAAACCCTGACTACGCTCAAATTTCTAGCGTTGGTCAGCCATACGCTTTACAAACAAACAACGCAGAGTTTCTTGCCGCTAACGTGGCCGTTGCCTTGCGAATAACTATCTAAGGAAAAGCATGTCTATTGCAAAACCACGCATTGTCGCTCGTGACATTGTTTTCAAGATCGGTTCGACTTCGTACGCTCCAGAAGTGAACTCGGTTGAACTTACCCTAGGTGACGCTCCTGGTGGCGTTCAGACTTTTGGTGAGGTTCGTGTTCACGGTGAGTGGGCTTTGGCTCTCAACGGCTTTGTAAGCCCTGTAAGCGGCTCTCTATACCGTCTACTCTGGGACAACTTCGGAACCGAAGCAACGTTCACCATTACCCCTGGTGGCGGAACTGAGGGAACCGACAACCCAAGCTACACCGGTACCGTTATTTTCAACGAACTACCACCGCTAAGCATCACCGCTAACGAGGAAATCGCTTTCTCGGTTACTCTCCGTGTCAAGAACACCGGCCTAGACACCTCGGCCAAGCTGTTCTACGGTGTAACTATCGACACCACCGCCTAAAAATGGCTGGAACCCGAGATTCCATCAGGATTCCTAATCTCAAGCAGATTCAGGATTCTCTGGTGGAACTCGGTGTGTCAACAAAAGAGATGTCTGCTGCATCTCAAAAAGCCGGTGACATAACCGCACAAGCGATTCGTGGACTAATGACTCCACACGTTCGCACCGGCAAACTACGTTCGACTGTTAGGGCCAAAAAACAGGCTCGTAAAGTGGTCGTAACCGTTGGTAACAACACAACAGCAAAGTATGCTGGTTTACAGAACTTCGGTTCTAAACGTAAACACGTGACTGGACAATACTTTGTACAAATGGGTATCCGCAGGACTAGGCAATACGTTCTGGACACTTACATTGTTGAGTTGCAAAAACTTGTAAATAAGGCTGAAAGGAAAGCAAATGGCTAAGGCTGATTTGGGAAAGATGACTCTTGGGGAGCAAGAGCTGTGGGAGAACCTGGCGGGATGTTCGCTTGGTGATCTACAGAAAAAAGGTTTGACTGGCAAGCGTTTGGCTGCTCTGTTGTTCGTGTTTGCGAAGCGTGATGATGCGAACGCAAAGTTTGAGGATTTCTTGAACTTGGACATGGATCAGGCGGCTGAACTTATGGCTGATGAGGACACCGACCCAAAAGAGTAAGGTGGCTTCAGGGTATGGCTATGTTTTGTTTAGAAACGGGTTATACGCCGGAGCAATACCGCCAAATGACGGTTGAGGAAGTCTCAGCGTTTATTGAAGTTATAGAGAGAAAGTACAAATGACTTTTCAGGTAAAAGCGGAGATTCTGCTCAATAACTCGAATTGGGAACGCAATCTAAAGAAGTCGTCGAAACAGATTGAGGGTTTCGGTAAGTCTGCTAAGACTATCGCTAATGGTATCAAGGCGGCTTGGGCTGGTGTTGCTTTGTTGGCGTTTGGTGCTGTTGGTGACGCCATTATGGATGTTACTAAGGCTGCTGCTGAGGAACGTAAATCTATTGGTTTGCTCAACGGTGCTTTGGATAAGAATTGGCATGCAACCGATAAAACTAAGCAAGCCGTTGCTGACTTCATCACCAAGCAACAAAACCTATCGGGAATTGTTGACGACAAACTACGCCCAGCGTTTGCCAAACTTGCGCTAGTTATCAAGAAGCCTGAAAAGGCGATGAAAGCGTTTAGCCTGGCGATGGATGTGTCTGCCGGTACAGGTAAAGACCTCGGCACAGTTTCGCAGGCTATGGCTAAATTCTTTGGTGGCAACAAGTCTGCCCTTGACAAGCTCGTGCCTGGACTAAAAGATGCTGGCGACAAAATGGCGTTCTTACAGTCGAAGTATGGTGGCATGGCTGCTGTGGCTGGTTCTAACGATCCATTTGCTCGCATCAACGTAGTCATGGAGGACTTCAAGGAGAAACTCGGTACAGCGTTCCTGCCTGTTATCGATAAGTTTGCCGAGTGGTTGACTAGCGATGAAGCACAGACTGCTTTGGATGACATTGCTAAAAAGGTTCAGGCATTTGGTGATTGGTTTATGTCGCCAGAGGGTCAAAAGACTTTTGATAGTTGGATGGATGACTTGAAATCACTAATGACTCTTGTGGGTGATTTCTTAGACCTTGTTGGTGAAGTGCGAGCATTGCTTGACACTAAGACTAATCAAAAGGCTGTTCTTAGCACTAAGTCTGGCCGTGACGCTCTAAACCCTTTCAAGGGTGGTTTGGGTTACTCGACTATGAATCAGCAGCTTATGAGTGGCACTGGCCCGATGATGTCCGCTGTCGATAACAAACCACCTGTAATCAACATCAAGGTAAACCCGATTACTGGTGACGCTGTTGCTGAAATGCTCAAAGGAACTGCTAAGCGCAAGGGTATTACTGTTGGTAGGATGATTCAGGGCTAATGGCTGACAAAACTATCACCTATTTGACTTCGGACTGGAAAATCTGGACTTATCAACCATTTGATAGCCGATTCATTTTGGACTTTTCACAGCTTGATGACGCCAATACTCCGTTGTCTGGAACCGAGGGTTCTGTCAAGGCATTAGATGCAATGATCAACAGCCTGACCATTAGTGAGGGTTCAGCAGTCAATCAGGGAATCTTTAGTCAAATCACCCCGGCATCACTTGATGTAACTTTGATTATCGAAAACTTCACCGCCAGCGATTCACAACAATTCTTTGTCGGTGCAGACATTTGGGCAACCTATCGCAACGCTGCTACTTCGGATAACTCTTATTTGAGCCTTGGCAAAAATACTCCAGCCTTTATGGGCAAAATTCGTAGTTTCACGGTCACAATAGAACCAGGTTCCAATTTCGCTAGCGTAAACATTTCCGCTACCTCATACAACGAGGACAACCTAAACACCGTTATCAGCGTAGCCAAAGACACTACAACCGATAAAAGTGTTTTGATTAGCAACGCCGCCGCTGTAAAAAACATCGTTGTTCAACCTGCTGCAAGCAACTACCACTTTGCAACATCAACCGCCGAGTCCAAAACATTAGGCGAGTTTGTTATAGATCTAAACACTTGCGATATGCACGTCATAACAGACCGACTATCAAGAGTAATTACCAGCCCAAGCAATATCAGTTTTACTCCGCAAATCTACTCCCTGGTATCAACCACAGCATCACCAGCTCGCACATACGATTCCACCAACATCACCGACTTGCAACTCGACTGGTCGGGTGCAGACTCACCAACAGGCGTAACGCTAACCAACTATTTCAACAACACCATCGTTTACCAATACGGAACGGACGGCACAATTGCAGCCGGTGGCGCATACAACTACTCAGCAACTATTGATGTAAAAGACATCACAGAAATGACCGATGTTGGCCAGAAAATGATGTCAATGGTCAAAGCGTTCAAACCAGTTACCATAACGACAAAAACTGCAACAAACTACCAAAACTTGACGTTCAAAGACGACACAACCTGGACTTACCCGACAAACTTGTCTAGGGTAACTGAAACCATTGCAGTAAACATGCCAACGTATGGTTTGAGCAGTGTACCAATGCTTGTTACTGGTAGAACAATGATGATCACTCCAGACAACTGGACAACCACCTACCAACTATGGAAAGGATTTACTAACTAATGTCAGGTAGATTCACATTTACAGCGGGAAACACGCTAACTGCTGCACAGCTAAACTCCAACATTATGGACGGCTTGCTTTACAAGACCGTTACTGGAACTGTCGATGTCCCAATGGTATCGGCTAGCCCTTGGTCCTCAGGTTCCGCCAACGTGACCGGTGTTACTGGCTTTACCCAAAACCCATACGTTTACGTCAGCATCAACACTTCCGTGAACATCCCAATTTTGGCAACTGCTGAAGTCACATCCACTTCAGCGTTTACTATCCGCTGCCACTACTACGGTTCGTCAGCTACTGCTCGTACCGTTCGTTGGCTCGCTGTCCAAGCCACATCAAGCAACTCTGCAGGAAGTTAGTCATGAGAAAGAACCTAAAAGCCACTTGTCGCACCGAAGCCTGTTCACAGAACGGCATTACTTACGAATTTCAGAGTGATGTCCTTTACACCGTTTGTGGTGTTTGTGGGCAGGAAGTTACTGATCTAGTTGTTGAGGAGTTGCCGGATGCCGGAGCAACCGAAGCCGAGTAGCCAGACTGCTCTCTTAGTCCAGTTAGTCCAGGATGTTGCCGAAATCAAGGCAGATATCAAGGCTGTGCAAGACCACGAAACTCGTATTCGTGAACTTGAGCGAGCCAGATGGTCAAGTGCCTGGCTAACCGGTTTACTATCCGCTGCAATCTCATCAACCATCGTCGCAATCATTTTGAAAACTCTAGGAGCATAATGGCTACCGCTAAACAAGTAATCGCTGAAGCAACCAAACACATCGGCTATACCGAAACCGGCAACAACCACTCGATGTTCGGTAAATGGTTTGGTATGGATGGTGCTGCATGGTGTGCCATGTTCGTCAGCTACTGCATGAACCACGCAGGCGCAGGCTCGATAATCAAGGGCGCACAAACCGCTAAAGGCTCGGCGCAGGTGTCGAAGTTTGTTGCTCACGCTAAGAAGCACAAATGGGCCAAGATTGCTCCAAAGGATGCTCACGCTGGCGACATCGTAATTTTCAACTTTCCTGGTGGATACGAAACAGATCACGTTGGTTTTATTCGTGCCGCTTCTAAGGGCAAAAACATTTACACCATTGAGGGCAACACTTCATCGGGTGCTGGTTCACAGTCGAACGGTGGTGGCGTTTACAAGCGCACACGTTCGTTTGGTGTGGTTCACTCGATTTGGCGACCACCTTATGACGTTGAAACCGTTGTTGAACCTGCTGTGGCTCCAGTAGTGGCAGAACCTGCCCCAGTAGCCCCTGTAAGCCCCGTAGAAGCCATTTCAACCCCAGAAGCACCAAAGACCTTCACCTCACTCAAAGAGGGCTCTAAGGGCGATAAGGTGAAAGAACTACAAAAACGACTTGGTATTACCGCCGACGGTATTTTCGGCCCAATCACCAAACGTAACGTCGTAGCGTTCCAGGAGAAAAAGGGACTCCCGCAGACAGGAATTGTCGATGAAACTACTTGGAACAGGATGTTCAAATGAAACGTTATCTAAAAAGAGCTGCACGAATCCTAGCGTTCGGTCTTGGTGCTGGCATTGTGTTTATTACCGCTGGTGCTATCGGTGGTATGTCGCCACTAAACGCCGGGTTTGTTGGTGCGCTAGGCGCTGTCCTAGTTGTGATCGTGGCTATTTCGTTCGAATACGCTTCTAAGGGCCACGTCAGCGATGGTGCGTTCGATGAAGCCATCAACTCGGGTATCCAAAAGGTAAAAGCGGACACCGAAAAGAAGTAACGATTAGATAACGACACTGTGTGAACTTGCATGGTGTCGTTTTCTTTTGCTAAGTTAGACATCAGGAGCAGGGATTCACAATAATTCCCCGATTAGCAGATTCCCAATTCATAACTGCTCCTAGATGGAGCGAGCCACAGTTTGTCTAGAGCTGTGGCTTGTTTCATTTCTCTACTAGACAAAGGAACTAATCATGGCCGGATTCAACCTGGCAGACTATCAAACCGTTCAAGAACGAATCGAAATTTTTTGGCGACTCTACCCAGAAGGTCGCATCCTAAACGAAATCGTGCTAACCAACGATCGTGAGTGCATTATCAAATGCTCGGTCTGGAAAGACGGTAACAAGGTTATGCCTGACTCCGTGGACTTCGCACAGGAACCAATCACTGAAAAAGGTATCAACTCGGTATCCGCTATCGAGAATTGCTCAACTTCTGCGACTGGTCGTGCTTTGTCGCTACTTGGTGGCGAACTATCTCCAAGCAAAAAGCGAGCGTCAGCATCAGAGATGTCCAAGCGTGGCCGTGTATTACTCACCCAGGCACAGACTGCTTTTGAACAAGGCGACCTAGATGAACTTCGTGAGCTTTACACCGAATCGAAAGAATCTAACGTTGATCCAGTTATTGTTCAACAGATTTTGACTCTTGGTGGCCAGTTGGCTCAGAAAATAAAGAACTCCCCTGCTGGAAAGGAACAAACAGCAGAGGAGCAGCCATAATGGCTACCGGTCAGGAGCAAACCGGCTCACAATACACATTACACGCTAGGAGCCTCGTATGAGCGTTGAACTCGTTTCTCGGGTGTTATGTCACTCGACTGCTAAAAGCCACTCTAAAGTCATCCTGTTGGCTTTGGCGTGGCATACAGACGACCAGACCAAAGGTTGCTGGCCACCACGTGAGATGTTGGCTGAATATGCGAACGTTTCATCTCGCCAGGTATCTCGTTCAATTCTGGAATTACAGGAGTTAGGGGAGATTGAAGTGTTTAAGAACGGTGCTTGGATGCGTGGTTCACGATCACTAAGCAATCTTTACAGAATCAAGCTGCAATGTCCGGAGTGGTGTGACGGTACGTTAAATCACAATCCGCTCGGGTTAAAACCCTAGACAGATTCGGTATATACCCTAGACAAATACGGTCATACCCTAGACAGATTCGGTCAATACCCTGGACACTGTTGGCACACTAAAAGAAATAAAACTAAATTAAAAAAAAGAAATATACTTAATAGGATTTCGGGTTACCAAAAGGCTCGAGATAGAAAAGGAAACATCATGGCAAAAATCACTGTTGACGGAACTATCCAGTTGACTAAATCAGGCAGCACTTCTGTTGCTACGCTTTGGGAAACCAAACTTAACCAACGCACGCAGCAAGACCAGAAAACCGCTTACAAGCTTTGGCAGACAATTCCTGCCGAGTGGGTTGACGGAACTTGGGTTGAGGTAACCGGTGAACTATCAGTACGTCCAAGCATGAACGCTGACGGAACACCACGCACCTACACCAACAAAGACGGCCACATCATCACCGCACACGATCTAAACATCAACGACGTAGTGATTCACAAGGTCAAAGTACCTGGTGCTGTTCCACCGACCGGTGCAGTCGCCAACGACCCACACGACGACAGCAAGTACGGCACACCGTTCATGCAAGTCATGGATGACAATCCGTTCTAATGCATTTGCAATTCGATGTCGAGGGGATTCCTGTTCCGCAGGGATCCTTTCGTCACATCGGGAACGGACGCATTATTGCAGCCAATCCTAAACTCAATGCTTGGCGTGACACTATCGCAACACACATCGCACACCAACTACTCGCACATAAGGTCATAGACACTCCTGTAACCGTTCAACTGGTGTTTGTAATGCCTAGACCTAAAACAGT